TTTTTATATTAAGTATGATAGAAATCAAGACTATTCTAAAGATGACAACTATTTGGTAGTGGGAAATGTTACTCAGGCAGATTGGGATGAACTCAATCTGGATATGGATTTTATTGAAGGATTAGCATAATGCTCGCATTAGTTCTATTTATGTTTTTGGGATATTTTGCCAGTATCAGAATTTATGATTGGTGGAATGGTTATGGTGATCTTTTTTAGATAAAACTATGACCAAATCAGAATATAAACAGCGTCACTTGAAAGTAGTTGAATATATCCATAGAGAGTATGGGAAAGACTTTCACTTTAACAAGACCAAAAGTGGGTCTTTGCTTATTCAATTGGCCCCTATTGATAAACACTATTTTCATTTGTTAATTACAACTTTTGCAAGTCAAACATCAGATAGCATAGGTAATATTTCTCGTATGGTGGTAAATGCCATGTATGATAGTTTGTATAATATTACTAAAGATGAGTGGAATCTAAAATTTGGAGAATAAAAAATGACAGAGTGGGCTGCTAAGTATATTTATGATAGTTCTATTAGTTTTGGCTATTATAATGTTTATGCTTGTTATGATTCTGTAGAGGATTATGACCAACGAAAAGTATCCTTTTATGATATTTATGATAGTGAGGGGAATTGTATCAATGAGGGTGATCCTTTTTATACTTTTCCAACATGGAATGAAATCTACGATATTTATTGGCTTCCTACTGTAAGAGAAGCGTCCCAAACTTTGTCAAGAGATTTGCAAAAGGCTACCAATGACGAATATTAATAATGAATTTGATATTGTGGATGTTTTTATTAGGGACGCTGATAAATACGGTCTTGTTTCAGAGGTTGTATTATTTGCTCTAAAATACATGAAGAATAATCCCGATAAGACTATTGAGGATGCTATGAATTATGGCTATGACGAATGGGTTAAGTAGCATTTGACAAATGCCGATAAGTGTTGTATACTGGTAGCACAACGGAGGAAAAATGAATTACTATATTGAAAAACATGATATGGAAATGATTTTGGACGCTCTTGAATGTTTGGGTGAACATATCAAGCATTATGAAGATAATAGTCCTAATTATCCTTGGACTTTGGATCAAGTTGATGGTCTTTTCCAGAGTTTTGATAATAGTTTTGTGGAGAATTCATAATGAAAGTTTTTGTAGTATTTGATTTTCCAGAAATTAAAGACGCCAATAGTCCAGAAGCAGACTTTGCTATTGATAGTCTTAGTAGTGATCTAAAAGGATTTGCTAGAGATGGTGAATATGATTGGTATATTGATGATGCAGAAGGAGAGATTGAATGATTTATCTTTATCTTAATGAAACCCAAAGGTTGGCTGAAATTGTGGCCGAACTTGTTAAGTTGAATATGGGTGTTGTTGCTGAACTTCATGGTGACAGATGGCATATTGAGGTAACTAAATGAACGATATTATTCTAAAAGACTTTTATAAAGCCGATGTTTTTCGATTTGATCTTGAAAAGCAAAATCATGTTGTTGAAATGGTAATTAGTAATAGTATTTCATGGGATAGTATGAAGTTTAGATTTACCAGAGAAGAATTAAGTGGTTTGGCTGATTTTATTACTAAATTTTTGGAAAACTAATATGAAGTATATATTTGTTATTCTATTGTCTATTTTTACTTTTGGTTGTGAGACTAATAGTAGTATTGATAAAATTCTTGTGGCTAAAGCAAGAGTACGAAATATGGTAAATTATCCAGATACTCTTAGTTTTCATGAATTTGATACCAATGTATCTGGAAATACTGTGACTCTAAAGTTTAGTTGTAAAAATGGATTTGGAGTTTCAGAAACTCATACCATGAATATTATAGTTGATTAATAATTTTATTACCTTTTTGAAAATTATCTTTTGCCCATAATGGTTGTAAATTTGTATAATGAAAACAAATTTTTTGTTGGGAGGGATCGGTTAGATCAAAACTATCGCAAGGAATAATGTGATCTATATGCCATCCATAAAAACCATAGTTATCCCAAGTCATACCGTCAGTAAATTTTTTTTCTAAATAAGTTTTTAATTGATCTGGCGAACAACCTACTAAGTCCATAGTTTTCTGATTTTTAGAACCGTGTTTTAGTTTAAGACAATTCCAAACTCTATGTCTTAAATTTTCTGTTAACTTATAGTATATATCGGTTTTTCTTCTATCTTTTTTATATTTATTTGCTTGTTTTCGGGCTTTATTTCTAATAACGGCTTTATTGACTTGATGATATTGTTTTTGATATGTTTTAATTTTTTCTTTATTTTTAACATAATATTTTTTACAAGTTTTATCAGAACATATTTTACAAGAACTGCTTTTACCAAATACATTCATTTTATCATTATAAAAACTATCTAATATTTTATGTTCTTGACATTTTGAACATTTTTTGACTATAATAATCATAGAACTATCCTAAAAAACAGAAAGCCCATAGGAATGTCAGTCGTAGTTGACAAACCCACAGGCTTCTGGTATAATGCGATTGGTTATAAATGCTCTACGACAAACATTTACTCGATATAAAATACACCGAAATGACATTTAAGGCCGGTTTAAATATTCAGATTCCTTGGTCAACTCTTTTAATTAATGGCGATAAAAGTGTTGAAACACGCTCGTATCCGCTTCCTAAAAAGTATGAGGGGGTTGAACTAGCACTGATTGAAACGCCGGGAAAATATGGCCGATTCAAATCTCATATTATAGGAACAATTACTTTTAGTCACAGTTTTCAGTATCCAGACAAACAATCTTGGATAGATGATTATAATAGACATAAAGTAGAAGAACTAGATGAATTTTATAGTTGGAATCCAGATAAACCCAAATATGGATGGGTAGTAAGCGATATTAAAAAATTTGATCATCATATTCCAGCCCCAAAGAAAAAAGGAATTGTATTTACCAAAAACTGCAAAGTACCTCTTGACAAGTGCCGATAACATGGTAGAATACAACCGTATCACCAAGGATTCGTTATGAGTAATCAATCACGATATTCGTCTTTTCAGGAATATCTCTATGCTGTTGCTGATTATATTAGCATGGAATATGGAGATATTGAAAGCGACCAACAATTAAGTGATGATGAGAAATGGACTATTAAAACCATTTCCAACGCTCATTATGAAATGGGTGACAATGCTTCTAATGCGGCAAATTATATTATGAACTTTCTTAACTCTAACAGAAATTGGAAAAAGGAGAATATTCAGTGAATACTGTTACTGTTCCATCGTCTACACTTATTAGTTATAGTCGAGATAAGAAGGGGAATCCCCGTGGAGTTTTGGTTGCCGTAAAGGTTGGCGACAGAGGGGATTTTAATATCGGATATGCTCAATGTCGTAAAGAAGATAAGTTTAGTAAAAATATGGGTCTGAAGATTGCTCTTGGACGAGCAACATTTGACACAGACTATCATTCTCTTGATAATATTCCTCATAATTTGCGTAAAATGCTTCCATCTTTTATTAGTCGCTGTGAGCGTTACTATAAGGTGGCAGTATGAAAATTGTAGACTACCCTTCTGCTGCAACAGAATGTGCAAGGTATATTTTTGATAGCGACTCTGAACAGATTAGTTATCAAGAATTTATCCAAGATGGTAACGATCCCAGGGATCATATCCTGTACCATGCTGCTGTAGTTTTGGGCGAGACTGATGATTTTCAAATTGATATTGATGAATACCTTACCTTTACTCATGGAGAATATTAATGACTAAGATTTATGATGTTGTGCAGAAGAATAGCAAGTTTATTGTAACCAAGAATGGCGAGCCTATTTTGCTGCCTAAGAGTGATGGTCAGGCTATTGTGACACAGTTTGATAGTAAGGAAGATGCTCAAAAGTATTTGAGTATTCTTGAGAGTCTTGTTAAGCGACGAGTTAAAACTCATTCTTAATATTTGGAGAATAAACTATGGGCATGGGTAGTTTTGCTGTTGGGAGTTTTGTTATTGAATATAAGAACTTGAAGAAAATTTGTCCTAATGAAATTAAATCTATTGAACAAGCCAAGTATTTTAAGAATGTTGGTTGGGGGAGTGTTGGTCAATGGTTGGCATGGGATGACCCTGACCAAATTAAAGATGCTTTGTTTGACGCTGTGCTTGATGATAAGTCTAAGCCTGTTATTAGACTTGGATTGATGGCAGAAGAAATTGTTGAGGATATTTTTCAAGAATATGAAAAACTTGTGATTAATCTGAAGAATTCCTTTAACAAAAACACTGGATTGACTCTTTATTTTGACCACTATAACGAAGAAGATGGCGATAGGTATGATAACCCCGGCGACAAGGATGGTTGTATCTTTTGTGTTGATGGTATGGTACAATTAACTCCTGCTGGGGAAAAGTTTAAGGATATTATCAGTGAAAGAAAGTGGACACAGTATGGGTGAGTATAACTGGATTAAAAATACTTTAGGTAGTATTGGTTGGTTTGTGGAAAGTTTTGGATATTCTGAAACTAAACTTCCATCTGATGCTTATCTAATTCCAGAAATGAGAATCAATAATATGTATCCATATACTTTTGAAAAAACTGTTCGTGTTACTCATTATAACAAACCAAAAAGGCGTGATCCTGCCAGAAAGGTTAATAGACGATGATTAAACATTTTCCAGTTACTAATACGGATAAAGTTATTGAGCATTATTCAGAGAAGGACAATGTTCCTATCAGTTATGTTTGTACAACAGACTATAATGCTAGTGATCGTCCTGTGGATATTTTCTATAGGAACTCTCCTCATCCAACATTTGGTAACAGATATTTTGGCATAGCGGTTAATTATGAAGATGGTTCTTATATTATTTTTAACGCTGATGGTATAGAAGATTTCTCTTTTGGGTTGGTAGAAGATGATGATGGAAATCTACAGTATAGTCAATATCATCACGATTATAAAAGTTTCGATAATGGTAATATGATTGATGGTGGACGAGACTATATCAGGCATGGTGGAAATGTAACAGTTTATACTATTCGTAATGGACAAATGGTGAAAGATGTATCGTAGCAGATGGAATCATTGGAATTCTTCTAAAGTTGCTGATATTATTCGTGGCAGCAAAAAGCCCTTTGCTTTGGGGTGGAAAGAATGGGACGTTTGGCACGAAGATGCTAAAAGAAAGCATCCATTGAGATATTATCTGGCGGAAAATGGATTGAAAACTCTACAAAATATTGCGTATTTTCCATATGATGTTTATCATAATATTGAAGTTTATGTACGAAATCGTTGGATAGATAAGACTCATCTTATTAAGACCGGACTTAAACCGGGTCACTATTATGAGTTTGATACCAAAATTCTTCATGGTCTTTTTAATGAACTTGTCGATTATGTTGAGACTGAAATCTCCCATACCATGAAGGATTATAAGGATAGAGACTACAAGTTTAAAAATGGTCGCTGTAAGCAAGCCGGATTAGATCATCTTGATTGGGCTATTGGGTTGACTTTTGGAAGTGACTATGGTATAAATGAGGACGATCCTGACTACAACAAACCAACCCCACAAGCCATTACCGCTATGACTATTAAAGAGTTGTATTTGTGGTGGACAGAAACTCGCCCCAATCGACTTGACCCTCACTCTTTGTATGACGAGCATAATAGAGCCGAAACTTTCGATAAAATTGATGAACTAGAAACAAAATATCATCAAGAAGATACTGATATGCTTATTAAACTTATTACAATCAGACAAGATATATGGTGCTAAATGGATCAAGAACTTCAAGATAAACTATTTGAAAAATATCCACAAATATTTATTAATAGGACTAAATCTCCTATGGAATCGTGCATGAGTTGGGGATGCGAGGTCGGAAATGGCTGGTATGAATTGTTGTCCTCCCTTTGCTGGCGTATATTTCAACACGAAAAAAATATAGAGGACAAAAAAAGAATTTTAGCGGATCAACCAGAAAGAATCAAAGAAGAACTAGAGTATTTCCCTGTCAAGTTTGATCAAGTTAAAGAAAAGTATGGTGGATTACGAGTCTACTTTACTGGTGGCGATAATTATGTAGAAGGTGTTATTGGTATGGCAGAAGAATATAGTTACAAAGTTTGTGAAGTTTGTGGTAACTCTGGTAAACCAAATAAAGGTGGATGGATAACTACTCTTTGTGATAGTTGTAGGAATAAAAGTGATGGAAGCAATTCTTAAATTTAATCTTGATGAACCAGAAGATGTTACATCTTTTGCTAGAGCAACTAAAGGTCAAGATTATTTTCTGGCTCTTTGGGATATTGGTGAACAATTGAGAAGTTGGGATAAGCATGGTCATTCTTTTAAGGATGCTGATGATGCTTTATCTCAAATACGAGAAGATTTTTACAGAGTTATGAACCATTTCAATATTAATTTAGATGAATCGTAAACTATATATCAATATGAATACATTATATTTTATAGCCCGATGCCTTTTAAGTGGCGGATTGTCTTGCATAACATCTATAGCGTGTTCACTAACTATTTTAGCACTATTAGCATCCTTAGTAGATGCTTTTAGATTAAATTACAAAGGAGATACTTATTGGGCTTTAAATGTTGCGTTGATTGGTTTGGTTATTAGTTGGATATTTAGTTTCGTTTCCTTTATGAGCATAATAAAATGAAAAAGAAAAGCAAAAAGAAATCTAAGCAAAAGATTGATGTTGTACTAGCATCACTACTTAATCTTGAACAAAAGATGCGAGAACTAATTAAAACCGTAGAAAAACTACAACCTGATAAGGCACCAGAAAAGAAATACTGGCCGGTTGATTACCCAAAACCATTTTTTATCAAACATGATAGTAACTAAATTTTTCCATCCGTTTAATTTTGTGGGAATAAAAAAACCTAAACTGGATACAGAATGGCATCCAACAGATGATATTTATCATTATGGTTTTAGTTTGGACTTGACCACAGAAACTTATTACTATACATATGATTGGGGAATTGGATTCTCTTTTAGATTACTAGGATTCGGATTTGAGATAACAAAGGTGGGAATATGAAAAACAGATTTCATCTGGAAGAAGAAATTAATCATTTATATACTTTTTGTGATAATATGGAGAATCTAAGTGAAGGTATCTTAGAGCAAGGTTTAGATAAAGATGGTATTGTAAATGCTATCAATGGTTTAAAGGTATTATTGGCTATACAAACTTCTAAACTACAAGATACACTCAGTCAATGTTTTAAACTGGATCAATACAATGACAACGAAATTATATAATCAAATTATGGATTTTGGAAATAGTGTGGGTGAGTATATTCGTATGGAGTACGAACCCATTTACTATGAAGAATTCAATACTAAAAATCTGAATATGTTTGATTTTATTGGTAGTTATTATATGGGAGGTAGTAACGTACCAGATACGGCACGATATGTTGTTGAACTTATTAAGATGAATAATAGAACAGAACATTAATTACTTTATTTAAGGAGATAACTATGAAAAATATAGCACGATGCTTGTTAGTAATATCAATGACAATTGTATGTGGTAATATTTATGCTCAAGAGTGGATACCATATCAACTACAAAATCACGTTGTTCAAACTGCTGTAACTCAACAATCCTATGTTTATCAACCTCAACCAGTAGTTGTTTATCAATATGTTCCTTATGTTGTTAATCAACCAGTAGTTGTAGAACACAGATGTTTGCTTTATAGAACACAAAGAGTAGTATATGTTCCTCAGACCCAATACTTTTATCAACCAGTAGTAGTATACCGATGAAACCAGACCTAGAACAAGATTTATTTGCTAATTCAACCATAAAAGATAAGTGTAAATATAGCAAAGTTTATAGCCAAAATTTATATGCGGCTATGTGTAATAATCGTTTTTTTTATGGTGAAAACGAATGGACTTGTTCGTGGAGAATGAGTGGTGAAATAGTAGCAGACCTTAGAGATTGTGGGGAGGATTATCTGAACTACTACTGTTCTGGTATGATTAATCTTGATGGTTCTGTTAGTGAAAGTGTTGTAACAGATGAAATAGCATTAGACTTAGCCAAAATAGGGTGGATCGTTAAACCTTATGAAAAATAATGAAACAACTCCACCAATTTTAGGATCAGTTATTAATGATGGTGAAAATGCTCCATTTGCCGATTTATATTATGATACTTTTCCAGAATGGTACGATGTAGAATGACATTTGAAGAATTTTTAAAGTTGGTTGATCAAACATATAATACTTTTAACTGGCGTTATGGTCAGTGTGTGATGAATGTTTTACACTCTGTTGATAAAATTAAATATGAAAATCTACTAGCCACAGAAAACGATTGCTACTATGATGATAGTATGGTACGCATCACTCTAGATAAATTAAAAACAGAATGGAAAACTTAGGTTTAAAGTTTTTTGATAACTATATATCAGAAAATGAAGAACAACTTATAATATCTGATATTGAAAATTTTCGACAAAATAATCCAAAGTTAGTTGCTAACTATGGCAGTAGTAACTTTGATAGTATATATTTTGGGGACAGATATAAAAAGGGTATAGACGATGTACCATCAAGTATTGTAAATATCTACAAAAAACTTATTAGTGATGATTTAATCATTGATATACCTTTCGGCATAGCAATTAACAAGTACCAAAAAGGACAAAAAATAGCAGCACATATTGATAAACCGATAAGTGGGCCAATCGTTAGCATATTAAGTTTAGGTTATTCATCAACAATGGTATTTAAGAAAAAAAACTCAGACGATATAGTTCAGGAATTATATCCAAAAAGTTTAGTACAAATGAAAGACGAAATAAGAAATGAATGGACTCATGAAATTCTGCCAGTTAAAAATTTAAGATATTCTATAGTATTTAGATCATTACAATGATGGATATAGATGATTATATCAATAAATTGAATATCGAAATTGAACACCTAAAAAGTGTTAATAAATCATTGCGTAATGAAATACGAATTCAAAGGTACGAAATAGCAGAATATAAAGACACAATCAATACTCTTTTAAATTGGGATAAACCACCAGAACACAATAAAGAAATGGATTTAAATGATAACAATTAAACCACAACCATACAATAGCGTTTGGGTTAGTGCTGATTCTCAAGAAGAATTAGGATTAACATTTATGCGTTTTCAAGAATACTACGAAAGCACCAATCCAAATTTTCGTAATAATATTTTTACGGTTGGACAACTTAGACATTGGTATAGTGAAACATACGGAGCAAATAATTATCAATCGACATGGATTGGTTTTAACTTCCCTAGTAAAGTATTGATTCCTTTCAAAGAAGGGCTATTCGATCCACTAACAATAGAGGAAAGTAGACTATTGGATCTTTTACGATACAGACAAGATGACTTCTATATTATAGGTGCTCAAACAAAAAGCACATTACGTCATGAGTTATCTCATGCTCTATATGCTAGTAATGCTAAATATAGAAAAGAAATTGATAATTTTGTTACCAAACATAAAAAGAAATTACAAAAAACTATACAATATATGATAGAAAAGGGCTATCATAAAGATGTTATTAATGATGAATTACAAGCATATATAACAGATAATGATGATACAGATATTATCAATAATACTTGTCCTTTCGTGATCGCTGGTATCAATCAAATCTTCAATAAATATAATGAGGCTAAGATTAAGAAATGAACGATCAAGATTTATGTGATGAGGAAAAAAGTTACCATGAGTGGGTAGCAAAAAACATTCCATTTATCAGAAATAACAAGGATTGCGTCAAAGTAATGCAACAACTTTATGTTGCTGGATTTGCTGCTGGGTTTGTTCATAGAGATAAAATTAATGCGGAGGAACAATTACAAAAATGAGTTGGGATGGTAATTTTAAATATGAGCCTATGCGACCAGCAAAAGTTCAACAAATAATGGAAGCGTATAAAAACGAACAAGTATATGATTATATCATGGAATTATATGAATTAATCAACTATCAAAAGCAAATAATTAATGAGCAACGAGTAGAGATTATAGGTTTGAAACATAAAGAAGCATGGAAAAGATATGATTTGCCAGAACAATCATTTAAGGTTGACATTGACAAACCGCCGAAATCTGGTAATATGAGTTGCTAGGAGGATACTATGCTTTGGAGTGAAGTTAAAAGATGGGCTAAAGATAAAGGCTATGAAACCATTAAAGATAAGGGAGATGAAGAAAATGGTGATAAAGTCCAATATTATTGGAGCAAAATAGATAATCCATCTTCTAGTGGCGTTAGTTCTAGCGTTAGTAAACTCGCTAGAGATATTTATAATGACATTACTAATGGAGAATGGATAGAATATCAAACATCATATAAGGAATCACACTAGATGAATGTAAAATTAATTAGCGTAACTCCAGAAGCAGAAAAAACTATAGCGTATTGTGCTAGAGTGTCCAACCCAAACAATCAAGATCAAGATAATTACGCGAGACTACTCAAATATTGCATTGAACACAAACATTGGAGTATTTTTGAGCATGGTTTTATGACTCTGGAAATCAATACAACAAGAGGACTTGCTGCTCAAATACTAAGACATAGAAGTTTTACTTTTCAAGAATTTAGTCAGCGTTATGCAGACACGACTCTTTTAGCAGAAGAAATTCCCATATTTGAACTGCGGCGTCAAGATACTAAAAATAGACAAAATAGTATAGATGATATAGATCAAGAAATAGTTTTTAAATGGAATAGTAAACTACGCGAACATTTTGCCAAAAGTAAGGCCATTTACGATGGTATGATAAAAGATGGAATAGCAAAAGAATGTGCTAGATTTGTATTGCCACTAGCAACACCAACAAGACTTTATATGAGCGGTAATATACGGAATTGGATTCATTATATAGAATTGCGTTCTTCAAATGGTACACAAAAAGAACATATGAGCATAGCCAACAATTGTAAAGAAATTTTTATTGAACAGTTTCCTATTATTAGTGAGGCTTTAGCATGGGAAAACAAACCAAAGTTCAAAAATTAAATTCTTGGGAAAAGGCAAAAGAACTGAATATTATAAGAAGTTCTCCTTGCGGTTTATATTGTAATGAAATATTAGACAAAGGAGTAAATTATTTTATACTTGCTTTAGAGTATATGGGTTGTATTACACAATATAGTTGTGAAGGACATTTTGGACAAAAAAATAAAGTACCACAATTTTACATATCTTTTAAAGTGCCAAACAGAAACATTATTAAACAGTTACGAGACATATTAACGCCACAGTGTCAATTAGAATACGATAAACACAATGAGTATGTTTTAAGAATTGATTTTCAAAACCAAAAACAAAAAATAAAAATTTTATCAGAATTATCAGCGAGGTTCGATAATATATTATGAATAAGCAGTTTAATATAACCGCTCAAATTTATGAGATATCAGATCCTACCAAACAAACCATACTTATCAATGATCTGGTTTTTGCTCAATCAGAAGAAAAAGCCTTAATTGATTTTTATAATGGCATAAATCCAAATTATACTGTTATGAAAATATATTCAGTTGAAGAAATTAATATTTAATCATTAATCAAAGGAAATTACTATGAACACACCAACAGAAGAAGAAAATAAACTTTATGAATCCGCTTTATCTGATTTAGAAAAAAAACAAAAAGATAAAGAACTTGCATTTATGAATGGCAAACAAGTAGAGATCGACTATTTTCATACGCTTGAGACTTCTAAATCTAGTAATAAAAATATCTTCTTGTTATTTTATATGGATGGTTGTCCCGGTTGTACAGTCATCAAGTATCTAATCAACTATAATTCAGAGATACAAGAAATTTTGAAGGATTATGAAGTTTTACTTATTAATATGAGCAAAACTGTTACACAATTATCCAATAAATACAATATATATACTTATCCATCCTACTTCATTATAGATGGATCAGAAAATATATTAAAGAAAAATACTGGCTGTTTTACCAAGGGTGGTGCAGATAATAACCTAATAAACTGGTTTAAATTAAAAATTAACCCGCCCCAGCCTCAAACAAAAAGTTCATGCAGCACTTGACAAAAACCGATAGTATGATATACTCTCAGTTGGAGGTCATATGAACAGATTCGGTCTTTGTTGTATTTCTCTTAAACTTAAAGATCAAGGTATTTGTCATAAAACCATGACCTTTAAAAGATTTAATTCTTTACCAAGAGAAGAAGCATTGGCTATTCTTGGAGAAAGAATTCTTAATAATCTTGTAACAACAAATGAAACAATCAAATTTTGCGGTAGTAATAACTATACTTATAGAGTTAGTAGTGATATTTTTCCTCTCATTACTTATGACGAGGCTAATGTCTCATTAGAGGATTTACCCAATCATGAAGATATTCAAGATGAGTTTGATAATATCGCACAAACTATTTCCACTACTGGCGTTCGTGTTAGTTGTCATCCTAGCGAGTTTAATTCGCTATCAAGTCTCTCCGATAAGGTGGTCGAGAAAACAATCACAGAACTCAACTTCTACAGTAGTTTCTTCGACAGAATTGGATTACCGGCAGATACTAATTCGCCCATGAATCTTCATGTTCATAATAATAATGGAACCAGAGAAGAAATCTCTCATAGATTTTACTCAAACTTCATTCGGTTAGATGAAAATTGTCAGAAGCGTATGACTATCGAGAACGATGATAAACTAAATTGCTGGAGCGTGAAAGAACTGGTTGATATTTTTCATCCTATTACCCGCATACCAATCTGTTTTGATTATCTGCATCACAAGTGCCATTCTAATAATCTCACAGAACGTGAAGCGATTAATATGTGTTATGATACATGGCAAACTAAACCATTATTTCATTATAGTGAAAGTCGAGAGGGTAATAATCCTCGTGCTCATGCTGAGTATGCTTATAATAAGTTTGAGACTTATGGTTTAGAATTTGACATAGATATGGAACTTAAAGGTAAAGATTTGGCTATCGAAAAATATGAACAAATTATCAGTGGGGTATTGGTATGAGTTCTTGGCTTATAGCATTAACAGGGCTAGTGTATCTTTATGTAGCGTTAGAACAAGGCTATAAAGGTAATATTGGTATGCTCATAGCATATACTGGTTATGCTTTTGCTAATATTGGATTATATATGTTAGCAACAAAATAGGTGATCCATGAAAGAACCACAAAAAATACCATTAACCAATAATCCAAGACACAAAGAACCAAAAAGAATACCATTAAAAGCACTCCAACATTACGATATTGAAATAACAAATAATATTTTGGATCAAAATGAAAATTATTCAGAAAACAATTCGGAAAGCATACCAGAATTGGAATCCTACGAAACAGATTAGATGTTATCATTATTGTGCGGCGTTTGCTGGCACCAAACTAATTTCTTTTACTCAAAATAATCCAATCAAAACCCATACTGGTGCTTATAGAATAGGTGAGGATTTTAATCTTCCAAAATATAAGGAGTTTCCATATTATCATTCTGAATCTCGTCTTATTTCTCAATTACTTGATCGCTATAATACCATTGATCCTAATTGGACAATATGTGTGCTTAGAATTAACCGAAAAGGATTGATTCTTGGAAGTAAGCCTTGTGAAAATTGTAGTAAACTATTGAGTGCTGTTGGATTAAACAATATTTATTACAGCACAGATGATGGAAATTTTAGTGATAGTATTGGAAATTTGATTACAGTAAGCGAGTTGACAATGCCGATGGTTATGGTATAATCCGTTTTACGGAGGCAACCATGAACTGCATTTACTGTAAAAATGATGTTGGCATTGATCGTTATGAGTTTCTCGTTGAAACCGGGCGTAAAATTATCTGTAAAGATTGTAGCGTAGAAAATCGTGCCGTAGGTTTTATGGATTGGGGACACAAAACGGCACCTAGTTTAGTGTTGGTTCCATCTAATGCTACTGAAACTATTCGTAAACTTGATAGAGCAAACCGAAGGGCTAGATAAATGACTTGGCTTAAACTTTACAATTATTTATACGAAAGAGCAAATGACATTAAAAATCCTGGGACTTTTCCTTGGCAAGAAGAAGTTTCCGTATTTGATTTTGAAAGATTAGAATATTATCCTATAGATTTTATAGAAATGCCAGATGGAAAAATTAGTTTTGAAATAGACACATATCAACCGGAGACTAACAATGGATCTTGAAATTGAAAGTTTGCTTTTTCAACAGGTTGAGAAGCCTAAGCATTATCTTATGACTCGTATTATTAATGTATGGGAAAATCGCTATCGTATTAATGTATATATCGAAATTGAAGAAGATAATTTAATCAAGAAACGTATTCACAGTAGTTATTTTTGTCACTACAATCCTGGTAAACTTACTATCTTTCCAGATCAAGACAAAACTAGCGAAAAAAATAAAAAATTCTAAAGAAGTACACTTGACAAGACCGATTACTGTTGTATACTTAGGCTATAACGCTAACAACGGAGATTACTGATGGCTAAAGGTAGAAAAACTTGTGATAAGTGTGGAACACAAACCGGCCCCCGTGCCTATATGTGTAAGAATTGCAATACTCCTTTTATGTTCAAGAATAAGAGCAGAGAGGACAGGAATACGAAAATTATTCGTAATATCAACTGGAGAGAACTCCAAAAGGGAGACAAGATCAAGGTCGCTGGTGGCCCATATTTTGTGCATCATGGTGATTTTATCCCAATGGGTTATCGTGGTAAGTTTCTTGTGGAAAGAGTAGATGAAAATGGCATCCTAGCATGGGGGCTGGATAAAAATGCTGGGTTCTGTCATATTTGGATGAATGGAGATATTCAGAATAAAGAAACAGGAGTTTGGAAAACTCCGCACAAAATTCTTAAACTCAAACAAAAACTTGTTCTTGTATGAACGAATCACAAGATAAAAAAGAAGCATTGAATAAACTCTACGAATGTAGAGAAAATATAGAAAAATATTTGGCCGAAATAGAAACTATTATTAGTGTCAATTTCACAGATAAATATGCTATCGCTTATCAGCATTGGATACCTCAAATCAAAACAGCACTCAGAAATAATACTAAGTGGCTATCAAGAGGAGAATATTCTATGGATGATTTAATTGTTAATATTGAAGATAATATGAAAGAAAATATTCATAACAAAGGTGTATCTAAATATATCAACTAAAATTGGAGAAACAATGTCAGAATTTTATGCCATTACAGATTTGGTCGGATACGCTACTCAAATGAGAGATGCCGCGTCCAAATCTATTTGTGGATCTAGTCAAGATAATTTAGATGAATATATTACTATTTCACAGATGATTACCTTGGTTAAAGAACAGTGTAATGGTTTTGACGATGAAGATAGACCACTATTAGATGAAGATACCAACGAAAATATTTTTGAAGATACTGTTCTTTGGATTCATGAAGTTGGTTTGGCTAAACTCGCTGCTCAAAATTTGATAGAGTGTGCTTGGGATGACAAAACTAACACAATGATATTCTGGAAAGACGATAATGATGTACGAACCAAAAACTCCACAGGAAAAAATAAAAAAACTAAAGGATCAGATAGCGGACTGTAGAGACTATATTTCTTCTGACTTTTGCATGAATTGTCAGACAATGTATAATAAAATCAGTAAATATGAAGAAGAAATTTTAGAACTAGAAAAAATAATTAACAATGCTAAATAAGTTATTATATTATTGGAAACCAAGACCAAAGTATAATAATAAATCCATAAATATATTCTGTGCTATACAAAAATATCTAAATGATAGTACAAGTATTATACAGTCTAAGATAGCGAGAGTGTGTTATAAATTATGTCTCAAGATACTGAATCATCAATATAGATACCACATAAAACAATTAAATAAAAAGTGGGGTGAAATAGATACCATTCTGGTATCATCACCGTGCGTTAAAGATAAAATTCAAACAGATACACAATATAATAAACTACAAAATAATGATCTAAAATTTTTGTATGAATTGGAACTTATAGCAGCATTAGAAATGGACGAAAAGCATAAACAACGAGATATTAATCTATTATTTAGTATGCTTGCTAAGTATCATGAAATTTTAAGTAAAAGTAACACACAATGAATGTTATTGATAGTCTGAAAAATTTAAGTGTTCCCGAAATCGGAAACTATTGCTACAAGAATAGTATAGCAGCAAGTGTTGCTATGATTAATATTGGTGGTGATTTTAATCTTAGCACTATGGTTCGTAATGCAAACTTTTTTGGATTTCGTAGTGTGCATTATGTTGGCAAAAAGAAATGGGATAAAAGAGGTAGCGTTGGAACCCATCACTATACTTCAATGTATTATCATAAAACTGAAGAAGATTTTATTAAATCACATTCATCGAGTGGTCGTACATTAATTGCTATTGAAAATAATATTCCAGCATACAAAGATATTACTTTTGATCCTTTTAGTTTTGATTTTTCTAATATTGATGAACCAATTTTTATTTTTGGAGAAGAAAATGCTGGTCTATCAGAAACAATTCTTATGGCTTGTGCTTGTGTTCTAACTATTCCGACTTATGGTAGTGTACGGTCTTTAAATGTTGGAACAACTAGTGGTATTATTATGAGTATTTATCGCAACTATTACGAAAAATACCTCAAGAGTTGACAGGGATCGACCGATAGGTATAATAGAAATATGGGGCGTTGCCGCCGGTAGTGGCACACACTCTTATAAGGTGTTCAAAAGGTAGGTTCGACTCCTACACGCCCTATTGGTTTAATTTTTTAAATAAGGAGATTTATGACTAATCGTTCAAATCATTTGGCAAGTTATACTTTCTTGGTTGGATTACTGATCTTATCTTTTTCTTTTAATGTTCATTTATACAACAGGCTACGGAAATTAGAATTTGATTCTGTTCTTTGGCGTTGTGGAACTAGTCAAATTGAATTTCAACAAATTCAAAATGAGATTGACAGATTAGAAAATAATCCATTTTTTAATGCTTGTGATCCTCCCAGTGTATTAAAGAAATAAGGGGGCGTAAAGGTTTCGACTACATAAAGACGATTATATTGGCAAGTAGTGGTTGGTGGAAAGGCCACTCTAAAAATCTACCAAATGCTTTAACTGGCACAAATCAGTTAGCCCTTGCTGCCTAATAAAAAACGGCAGTAACAGACTGCGATACCGAATGAGGGTAGGGATCAAAAGTCTGTCGTTAAATCCCTCTGCACTTACAATATCCAACGGGTTGTAGGTTAAGAGCAGTTGGTAAGATAGGATTAGTCTTGTTTATTCTGTACTCCTATTTAACTCATGAATAAAATAAACTTGTAGATAATGTAATTTGAAGTATGATAGGACGGGGATTCGACTTCCCCCGCCTCCACTTTATCTTGCCCATCTCCATTTTTGGTGTATAATAGATTAACTAAGAATGGAGGTGGTTATGATAAGTACCACAGAAATAATTTGTGCTGTTTGTGGCAAGTGCTGTATAAAAAAATTAGCCGAAATTAATAGACAAAAGAAAAAAGGTAGAAATAAATTTTATTGTGGTCGTAATTGTGCAGGAAAAGATGGGGTTGGTCATCTCAAAAAATATGCTGGAAAATTTAATCAAAATTTAATTCCATCAAATAGATACGATGAACATACTAATTTTAGATGGTATATCAAAAATATTATTAAGAATTCTAAAAAACGTAAACAAAATTATGATATAGATCTGGGATATCTTAATGAGTTATGGGAACAACAAAAAGGAATTTGCCCATTTACTAAACAGAAATTAGAATTGAGAACACATAACTATGCGTTAATTGAGAACAGACCATATCAAGCGTCTTTAGATAGAATAGATAATAATATAGGGTACATTAAAGGAAATATTAGGTTTGTTGCTTTGATTTTTAATTATGCCAGAAATAATTTTTCTGATGAACAAGTTATAGATTTTTGTAAAAACGTTAGTCAATCAATAAAGGTATAATATGAGTTTCTGGAAAAAGATATACAAAAAATTGCGTAAAAAAGAACAGAAAGACCCTAAAAAGTTGGCAGAAGATAAGTATCTTAAAAAACTAAAGAAGCAACTAAAGAAACACAAATAATTATGTCATATTTAAATACTCCAATTCCGGTTATCGGTGGTTATGTTCGTGGAAATTTTTTACGAAATCAAGAAGATTCTTTCGACAAAAAGTTTCCATGCTATATTTTTGGTATGACTTCTATCCCAGCACAAGCCCCACTATTTCATTTTATTATGGAAGATGGTGGATTATGGTGGAGGATGCCTATTCATGCTTTTTGTTGGAAAGAAGATAGTCCACAACAAGAACTAGATGAATTAGTTTTATGGGATTCTTTCTCATACCATGTTTCTGTAACATCATATCCAGTATTGAGAAATCATACTTGCAAATTTATTTCCAGAAGGCGAACTGAATATACTGGCAGATATTTGTTCACACTAGATTGGGCAGGCTCTACTGATAGTGGTGATACAGATTTTACTCTTAGTGAGTTCCCATCACAACATAAATGTGGACATTTTATTAAAATGGATAATGGCAATTTTGCTATTCAACCTAACAATAGATTAGTAATGCACGATCCATCCTTTACTATTAAGAATGAATTAGTTATACATCGTAAATATAATGAAACTCTTTGGACAGCAGAAAGAAATATGCGTTGGGTAACTCCCGATACAGATATTATGGATTATGATCATACTGATTTAGGATCAGGCGAATCTAATCAAGAACGATCAGATATGTATAATAAATTAGATAAAAATACTGATGACTAGAAAAATTTGTTCATATTGTGGCAAAAGGAAAAATAAAGCAAGTTTTCCTAAACATAGTATGTACAAAGATAATCTTGATACACGATGTAAAAAGTGTGTTAAGAAACATAGCAAAGTGAGAAGCGGTTTACATAAAATTGCTCCCCCCAAACCGGAGTTATGTGAATGTTGTGGTAAAATACCAATTAAATGGGTTTTAGATCACGATCATAGTGATGATAGTTTTAGAGGTTGGATCTGTGATCGCTGCAATACTGGTATAGGAAAATTAGGAGATTCTTTAGACGGTGTAATAAAAGCTGTAAACTATTTAATCATGTCTAAAAATAGAGTACGGCAAAATGAATCTCAAACAAAGATGGATCAAACACCTTCAAGAAAATAACATGACATATCTTGAGCATCTAATTTTTGCTCTGTTTTATGGATCTTGTTGTTTATTGGCGGGATTACTATTGATTATTCATTCGGTTTTGCCATGTTTTTTTCCAACAGCAGGAAGTGATTTGGTTACAAAATTAAGTAAAAGATTCAATAAAAGACGCTAGACTGTCGATACTTGACAACAGAACTAGCGTATGGTATACTACGCTAAACACAGGAGACTATTTGGATGATTCACGATTTTAATTATGTTATGGGAATGGTTCGTGATCTTCGTGCCACTAGCAGCACTAAAGATAAAGAAGGAATTATTCTGGATTATTGTGGACACAATAGTGCCGCAGCATCTTTCACCAAGAATATTTTGCTTTATACCTATCATCCGTTGTGGCAATACAATGTCACTAGTGATAATCTCAAGAAGAAGAATCATCTTGTAGCCAGAAAGAACGAATACAAAAATTTCTTTGATCTGCTTGACGCTCTAAAGAGTCGCAAGATTACTGGACATGATGCTATTGCTACTGTGAATAGTTTTATTGAACACTATTCTGAATACGAGGAACTTATCCATTGTATTATTGATAAAGACTTGAAAACCCGTGCTGGTGATAAGATTATCAATAAGGCTATTCCTGACCATATTCCAGAGTTTAGTGTTGCTCTGGCAGATAAGTACGAGCCTAAACTTGTAGATTGGAAGGATGGTTGGTATGTTAGCAGAAAAATTGACGGTGCTAGATGTATTGGGATTGTTGATAGTGATGGTAATACTACCTTCTATTCCCGCACGGGAAAGGAGTTTGATACTCTTGGCATCGTCAGGGATGGTATTAAGGCTCTTGGCGTTACTGATGTAGTATTTGATGGCGAACTTTGTCTTGTAGACGATGAAGGTAATGAGGACTTTCAGGGGGTGATGAAACAACTCAAGAAGAAGGATCATACTATTCCTAATCCATCATTTAAGATTTTTGATATTCTAACCCATGATGAATTTTATAGTAAGAAGGGAGAAAAGAACCGTCCATATTCTATTCGCTATAATAATCTACGAGAAGTAATGAAGAATAACTCTTGTACCTGTCTTAGTGTGCTTGGTCAAGAACTCATTAAAGATGATGATCATTTTGCTGAATGGACAAAAAGAGGTAATGACTATGGTTGGGAAGGAGTTATGCTACGAGCAGATGAACCATATAAAGGTAAGCGTAGCAAAGACCTTCTGAAAGTTAAGAAGTTTTTTGATGACGAATATGAAGTTATTGATGTTGAAATGGGGCCATTTCGTTATGTATTAAATGGTAGAGAACATGAAGAAACTATGCTTTCTTGTGTAATGATTAAGCATAAGGATCATATTGTCAGGGTTGGTAGTGGTTTCGCTATTGACCAAAGACAAGAATTTTATCAGAACCCTAGAAAGATTCTTGGACAAATTATTACTGTTCAATATTTTGAAGAAACCAAAAACCAAGAAGGCGGAATTAGTTTACGTTTTCCAACATTTAAAATTTTACATGGTGAATATAGAACAGTATAGTTATGCTACAATTAATTAGAGATAAATCCTATAGGGTAGATAATTTTACTATCTTGGGAGAAAGACATTCCGGTACAAATTTTTTACAAAAATTAATTACACAAAATCTTCAAATAGATGTTACATGGCATTGTGGATGGAAACATTTTTTCGGATTTAATGCACCATGTATGATAAAATCCAAAAATACTTTATTCGTAGGCATAATAAGAAATCCATACGATTGGATTATGGCTATGCGAAAAAAGCCTCACCATGTACATCCAGATAATTTATCTTCCATTGAATCTTTTTTATTCAATGAATGGTCATCAATATACCATATGTATAAAGAGATTACTGAAGATCGCAATATTATTACGGGTTTAAAATACAATAATATATTTGAATTAAGACAAACTAAAGCAGAATATTTGTATTTCAAAGCACCACTTATGTGTAGTAACTATATCTTTATAAGATATGAGGATCTATTATATTCAGCAAGATCAATTTTAAATTTGATTAGTTGCAAATTTCATATACCATTTAAACCCACAGGTAAAATAAAGGTTATAGATAAAAAACCATACGTTATCGATCCTTCAACTAAACTTCTAATAGATAATAATCTGCATTGGGATATAGAAAATTTACTTGGATATTTTCTGAATAAATAAAAATATCAAATTGGTTGAGAACTAACACTAAAGAGATCGCTCTTGACAAGACGATACCAGTAGTGTAAAATCACAGCATACCCATTGGAGAAAACCATGATTGTTCTGAACACTGTTTCCGAAAATAATACTGTTGAAATGAGCAAGAGTAAAGCCGATATTTTCTTCTCTACATTTCCAAAAGATAAGGTTGTAGCATATAAGGAATATTGGGAAAGTGTTCGTCCTCAGAATGTTGAAGATATTTTTCGTCGCTATCTTTTTGCATATTGCAGTGTTCATACTACATGGAAGGGTAATTGTGCAGGATATAACGCTATTAAAAACTTTGATGAGTGGATTGATGACGAGAATGTTCTGAGAGAAAAACTCCATAAGAGCGGTGTTGGTCTACATAATAATCGCACCAAATATATTTGGGACTTTGCTACAAAGTTTTGGACTAATCCCAAAGATTTCTATTTTACCACGAAAAAGGGTCATGTTAAGAAGCGTGATTCTATTGTGAATAAAATTAGTGGTATTGGATTGGCTAAAGTTAGTTTTGCTTTGGAAATGATTCATCCTAATGAGGCCAGAGTATTGTGTGGCGATGTTCATCAACTCAGGCTTTACGATATGGAAACACTCAAGTATAATAAAAGCAAGACAGGTACGAACCTTTATAAAAAGATGGAGCGTCATTGGATGGTCAATTGTGGTAAGCACAAAATTCCATCATATATTGCTCGTTGCTTGTACTGGGATAACTTGCAAAAGAAAGAAGATAGTAGATACTGGAGTTTTGTTCTGGAGAATTAAATGAGTCAAAACGGTAAAGGTTCAAAACAAAGACCCAAAAGCGTAGACCAAAAAACATGGGATAAAAACTATGAGCGAATCTTTGGTAAAAAAAGACCAAAAACTAAATAATTATCGTACTTTATTCATACGTTGTGATTGTCATAGTGAAGTTTTGGTTATTGATTACGATGCCATATTTCAAATGATCGAACTATCAGTATTTAGTTCATTGGTCACATCAAGAATGTCATTATGGCAAAAATTCAGATATATTTATCAAATACTTAAATATGGTAAACCATATACTGATCAAATTATTTTACATAGAACACAAATAGATGAATTAAAAGCGTTTATCAATAGTTTATGACAGAATCAGATAAAGAATTTCTATTGTGGATAGCCAAAAGACTAGTATATAAGTATGGGGAAAAACCAGATATTATTACTCAAGTTATGGGGCTTTTAAATAGAGACAGAACAGAAAAAAATGCTTATCAAGAAAACGTACAAAATACATTACTATTTATATCCACTACAATAGACTCATTAACAAATATGCAAAAAATATGTACGAATTTAAGTATTAATAATGTAACTAAAAGTACAGAAAATAATAATTTATCTCTAGATAATATTGATATGGATAATTTTATTAGGGGTATATAATATTATATCCTACTAATTTAGTGGAGAATTATTATGATAATGAAAAATTATATTTCAGAAGAATTATATAACAAGGTATATCATCTCAGTCAACAACTAAAAGAAGCAGTAGATACTATTGATATCTTAGAAAAAGAAAATCAAGTACTTAAAGAAAAAATAGACAAGGTAGAACATAGAGAAGAATATATCGTATATTAAATTCTAAGGAAACGAAAAATAAAGTTCAGCGTGTTGACAAGACGATAACGTAGTGTACAATGGATTGTGTTGTGGGATCGGTCGCTTGACTGACACAATACAAATTGGTTAGTTTAATAAATTGGAGGTTGATTATGACTGATGTTAATGTTGTTGAGAAGCAGAAGCGTATTCGTTGTTCTGATGAGGCTTTTCTTGAGGCGGTTTTTTCCAGCAAGACTTATGCTGAAATCGCACAAAAGACGGGCCAAAAGATTGCGAGTACAGTTGCTCGTTACGCTCGTACCAAGGCTGCTCTCGCTAAGAAGGGAGAGGAATTGCCTGCTATGGAACGTGCAAAGCCCGTTAAGACTGTTGATAATGTTGAGGCTATGGCAGAAGTTGTTCGTCGCCTAAAGGCTCACAACAACGGTTGACATATTTAAAGAACCGGCTATAAGAATCTAAGTGACAGAGGCACACGAAATAATCAACCTCAAGTCAGCGATTTTTATAGTCGGTTACTTTATTATGGGAGCGTAGTCCAATGGCAGAGACAACGGACTTAAAATCCGTACAGTGTGGGTTCGACTCCCACCGCTCCTACTATATTAGGTATAATGATGAATAAACATTCCGATCCTCTGGATTATGTATTATCTTGTTGCGAACAAGGATTACTGCCAGAATTATTTTGCGTTCAAAACGCCAAAGACGAATTACAAAAACTTCGTAAAGAAATAAATTCTTTTAAGATTGTGGCATACGGTCGAGTTAATGATAGGTTAGATTTATATGGCGTAAATATTAATCATAACCCTTACTTAAATCAAGATACTATTGTACCACTATATTCTAATAAACAAGAATTCTTAAAAGAAGATTGGAAAGGATACAGTTATGGTCTCTCTGCCAAATAAATTTTATCGCGGGGTAGTTCACAGTCCAAAGAATCCTAAACACCCTAATTTTAGATTTTTGATTGTGGATACTGTTTATGAAAAACAGGACGAAAACGGAGAATGGTATACGGACTCATTCAATAGTTATGAAGATTTTCTTTTTCATAATCCAGACAAAGGCGATTCTTTTTATGGAGTATACGGATCTTATTGGATAGATATTCCACGAAATACTCTGAAGATTAGTGAAACATTTAATCTTAAAGAAGCAATATTCATTGCCGAATCTATTATGGGTAATTCTATTATAGAAACGACAGAGTAAAATGATCAATACTGAATTTGAAATTGATTATAGTGATTGGTTTGATGAAGGAGGATGCTGTCAAGTATACCCTATTAAAAATCACAAAGGTTCAGTATTCAAAGAGTTTAGAAATAAAAAGAAAGCCAGTGAAGCATATTCTATTCAAAAAAAGTTAGCCAAATTCGATCTTGCTCCAAAAATACTTAGCAAAGTTTGTAAATTAAATTTTGCAGAAGAAGAGGGTGTTACATTTTATGAGAGCAGTGATTGGGGTTTTATAACAGAATACGCAAAAACCTGTAAAGCAAACAGTGTTATCAAAATGTATCATATTCAAGAATTAGTAAACGAAATTCAAGAAAAAACAGGTTTAAAATTTTGGGATTGTCATTGGTATAATGTTGGCTTAGTTAAAAGAGGACGATCTAAAAAATTGGTTTGTATTGATACGGGGAAAGAGAGTTTTGATGGTAATGCTAATGCTTGGGGAAATGTTGATCCTGGGCCAAAATGTAGTTACTGTTATAAATATGATTGTAAATGCTAGGAGAATATTATGCCATATGTAAGCGAAGATGATAGATCAGAATTAGATGATTGTATTGACCGATTAACGGTTTGTATTCGTGATATTAAACATTCACTCAAAAATCCTCATGATTTTAGTATTTATTTAGGCAGAATAAATTACTGTTTTTCTCGCATAATATCGGGACTAATGGAACAACCATCCTATAATAAGATTGCTATGATTACTGGTGTATTAGAAAATATAAAACAAGAATTCTATAGAAGAATTGCTGCTCCATATGAAGATACTAAAATTATCCAAAATGGCGACATAAAAGAGTACAAAAAACTAAAATAAGGAGTCTATTATGTCACGAGACTTTGATGATATCTACAAAAAAATTGATCAATCTCATAAGGATCTTTATAAGCAAGATACAGAAAACGCTAAAGATATTTGTATCTTAAAAAAAGATCAGGATAAATTACTCAAAGATATTAATGAGATTAAAAAAGAAGTTAGAGATATCAGTTATAAAGTTGATGTGATGCTAGAAATTCTTAATAGTTTTACTATCATGTTAGAAGAGGAAGAAGAATTTGATGAGGATTACGATACTGATCAAACATGGGTGCCAGATGAAGATGACGAATGGAGTAATAAGGAAGATGAAAGTTGATGGCTAGTTTAGCATTATTAGTTACAATAATATTTTTGGGTATGATTTTATTTGGCCCACTATTACTAATAATAAATAAACTAAATATTTTTCCAAAGATCATAATTCAATTATTATCTGTATTTTGTGCTATTTATGGATTATGGTGGATATTAACTCTTATTACGCCTATTCGCTGGCTAGGATTATTGCCCATATATTGTGCGTACCTTGCAACAAAATCTAAAGACGCGAGGCTTGACAACCGATAACAGTATGGTATGATACGCTAATCACAGGTCGATAACGAAACATATTGGAGAAGAAAATGAAGTTGGCAGACAGGACGGTTGAGACTCATAGTGCTGGTGTTAAGAGCGAAGCAGGATTCACTATCGCCCAAACCAGTAAAATGTTTAAGATTTTGTCAGACTCTCTTTATTCTGACAAGGTGATGGCAGTTGTTCGTGAATTGTCCACCAATGCTTATGATAGTCATATTGCTGCTGGCAATAAGAATCCTTTTAAGGTGGTGTTGCCTAGTGCTGGTAATCCTAATTTTGTAGTGCGTGATTATGGTACTGGTCTTAGTCAGACCGATATGGAGAACCTGTATACAACTTATGGTGCTAGTAACAAGAATACTAGTAACGATTTTGTTGGTTGTCTTGGTCTAGGTTCTAAGAGTCCGTTTGCATATACCAAGAGTTTTACTACCAGTTCTTATTATAACGGACAAAAGTATACTTATGTTGCCGCTATTGATGATAGTGGTGTTCCTACTCTGAATCTTTTTAGTGTCAGCGAAACCGACGAGCCTAATGGTCTTGAGATTAGTTTTGCTGTAAAGCAGTATGACTTTGCTGAATTTAGCAGCAAGTCTATGCGTATTTTCCACTATTTTAAGATGAAGCCCATTATCGAAGGTGGTGTTCTAACTAATCTAAAAGATCATAAATATAGCAACAAGAATATCGTCTTGAGCGGTGATGGCTGGAGAGTTTGTCGCCTGAACAATGATACTAATTATTATCCTAATGTTCATCATCATATTGATAGTGGCATTGTTGCATTGATGGGTAATATCGCATATCCTGTTAAGACTAGTCAGATTATTGGTGATGAAAAGCAAACAACTAATGATGCTATTCAGCGTTGGAATCGTGCTTTTCAAAAAGCCGATATTGATAGTTGGAAAAGTTTTGTTGTTGAAATCATTAATCAAAACCTTTACCTTGAACTTGATTTTGGTATTGGCGAATTGGAAATGGATGTTTCCAGAGAAGGTTTGCAGTATACCAAAGATGTAATCAGAACCTTGCGTGAAAAGACTCAAGAGATTTATCTTGAGATGAAGGAAGAATTTAGCAAGAAAATCGCTGCCGCAAAAACCAAGGTAGAAGCAATTACGCTTTATTATACCCTTAACGATCTTGCTGGTGGTTGGGGAGTTGGTGCTGAATGGACTGATAGCAAGGGTAAGAAGCACAATATTAATTCTGGACAGGATCTAGAATATAAGATTCCTGCCGGAAAGAGTATGTACGTTTTTAATTATCGTACTGCTGGCTATCGTTCTCGTCGCATGGTTTATCAGACAAATAGTATTCATCATAATACTCTTACTGGTCAAGGCGAATATTATTGGAATAATCAGAAAAAGACAGGAGAACTGTCATTCTTTGTTTGCGATATTAAAACAGAAGAAACAGCAAAGAAGATCGTTACTAGATATTGCAATGATAATAATTGCTTTGCATACCTAATGATTGATACTAAGGATCATACCAAAGCAGATGAAGGTTTTGATAGTCTAATTGCTGATGTTGGTGCTGACAAAATCAAGAAGGTTTCTGACTACAAAGATTTGATTAAGAGTAATAATCCTCGTAAGCAAAGTAGTCGATCCTCTAATGGTGCTGTTAGCGACCAAGATGTATTTTTCATCTATGGAGAATCTAAGGATAGCGGTAAAATTAGCAATCCTTATAACGACGCTCCTTGTCTCAGGGTTTTGACAGAAGATGAATTGGAGGCTTTTGAAGATAGTGATGAGATTATTTATGTTCCAATCATTCGCTATGCTAGTGCTTCTAATGAATATCCGTCAATTTCTGATTTGAACCTAATGATAAACGATGTTACTGCAACATCACTAGTCAAGGATTTGTTTGGATCTAATAAGATTTATGCTATCAAAAGTGCTTTTGTCGATAAACTCAAGAAACAGGGTTATACTCTGATCGACTTTAATACTTTCTTCAAGAAACAACTCAAAAGAGTTGCCAAAGATAGTCTGAGCAAGTTGTCAGAATACAATGGTATTGTTGAATTTAGCAGAACTCAGGACAATTATTCTGCTAAGAATAGCGACACTTACTATGGATATGGCACTCTGGAAAAGCAATTTACTTTTCATATGCTTAATATTTTTGGTTTGGACTATGAGAAACATATTAGTAATAAGAAACTGGTTGATGCTATCAATTATTGTCTAATTATTGAGTTCTTTGTTGATACTGTTCATCGTCCTTCTTTTGATATTAAGCGATTCAAGGCGGCCGATTATTTTGGTCATATGACCAGACTATTAAGTGATATTGGGATCAATGGTCTTGATAGTCAGAAGGTTCGTAATAGTAATATTGCGTACAATTCTTTAGTATCTTATATTCAGAGTAGAATGTATATTCACAATGAAGATATGATGAAGGAGTGTATTGCTATTATTAAGCCAGATGTTTCAAAGAAATATAATCTTGCCAAAATGGAAGATGTTAGAAAAGATATTAAAGCCGAACTTGACAACAATCCCGTTTTGAAGTATATTGTTGGTAGTCGTGCCGTGTCTGGCGAACTAAGAGAACTATCTGGTTCAAATGAACCGATTAAACAACTTGATGACAGGCATTACTACAGCGGTAATACTAAAACATGGTTAACAAGTCTAAATGATGTGGAAGCATTTAGAAAGCAAATTGGTAGTTTGGTTAAGTAATCACAGGTAACAATAGGAGTTTTACAATGGCTGTTCCGTTTATGTTTGTTGATGGTAATTTGACGCTGGTTCTTAATAACCAGAGTTATCAGGTTTTGCCGGATCATATTAATTACAAGATGATTCTTGAGCGTTTGCCAACAGCGACCGCTGATGAATTGCTTGAGATTGTTGATATTCAAAAGGCAGTCGCAGTATTTAGCGATGGTCTTGTGGATATTAAGGAAGGTAAGGTATTCTATGATGGCGACGAAGTTCATGGTAGTATCAGTAAAAGAATTCTTGAGTTTATGAGCAAGGGTCTGCCATTTCAGCCTCTCGTTAACTTCCTGAATAATCTTATGGATAATCCTAGTATGCAGAGTCAGCAGGAACTTTATGATTTCCTTGAGCATGAACATCTGCCAATTACTGAGGATGGATGCTTTCTAGCATATAAGGCTGTTCGTAGTGATTATATGGATAAGTATGCTGGAAAGTTTCGTAACAAGGTTGGTGATATTTGTAAGATGACCCGATCAAAGGTTGATGATAATCGTGGTCGCGGTTGTTCTCAGGGACTTCATGCTGGTGCATTAAATTATGTTGCTGGTTACGGCAGCGTTGATGCTGGTGATCGTATCGTTATTGTGAAGATTAATCCTTGTGACGTTGTTAGCGTTCCTAGTGATTGTAATTGTGAGAAACTTCGTACTTGCCAATATGAAGTTGTTGGAGAGTATCAAGGCGAACTTCTCAAGCCGCTTTATTCGTCTAACTTTGCTGAAGATGACTATAATGATGATGAGGACGATTATGATCATGAGTATAGTTGGGCATGGAATGATGACGAAGAAGATGTAGATGAAGATTACTATGCTGATGATGAAGATGAGGATGATTACGACGATCAGTATTGATCGTTAAAAGAAAAGTAGAGTCTGGTGACTAAGATAATAGCCTCTGGTTGGGAAACTCGACAAACGCTATTTGAGAGGGTTCGACTCCCTCCTACTTTCTGGATATTGCTAATGATGGTAATGTTTGCTGTTCCAATATCAATTCACAGGATAATGTAAGGAAGTTGTATGTTTAATGATAATATTGGTTTTAACCCTTTTGATAAGAATAATAGCGTTAATGCTAATGGATACGCTTCTAAAAGAGTTAAGTTTTTGAGTTCTTTTAACCAACAGCATATCTATGTTTATAATGGTAATCCTCGTAAAAAGATTAGTAGCATGAATCATACTACTGATATTGGTGAGGTAATCAGTGCCAACATAAACAACGATTCTGACGCTTACTTTTATATTAATGGTGGTCGTAAAATTTATGCAATCAAACAGTTTACTTGTTGCTTTTGCGATATGGATGCTGGTCGTGATGAGCAGGGCAAATACTTTAAGCCTAGCATTGTTATGAATAAGAAAAAGCAGTTCCTAAAGAAGATCAACGAGTTCCCTGTTAAACCTAGTTGGGTAGTAGATACTCGTAATGGTTATCAGTGCTACTGGATTTTTGATAATGCTAGTCGTAAAATGATTGGGTCTAACAAAACCTTCTGGAGCGGTCTGCAAAAGAAGTTAGTCAATTATTTTGGTGGAGATCCAAGAGCAATTAAACCTAATCAGATTTATAGAATTCCTTATACTTGGTGGCGTAAAGGATGGGAAAAGAAGCAACCATACTTTACCAGTTTGCTGCCCGGTAGTGATGGTGCTACAGTTAATGTTGCAGATTTAAAGTCCGCTCTTACTGGTCAACCAGCAAACCTACAAATAGTTCCAGAAAAATGCAGCGACGAATGGTATAAGGGATATGCTAAGGCTTATAAGCAGTCTGATGAAAGCGGCATCCCAGTATCATCAAATGTTGCATCAGAAATACTGAATGACATTCAAGAAAAAAAGAAATGGTCTAATCTAAGTAAGTGTTCAACTATTCTCAATGATATCTATGATGATAACGACGAGAATGTTGAGGTTGCTCATGGTGAACCCATGCCAGTGTCGAAGGGTTGCTGTAACGCTACTGTTGACTCTGGTGACGAGGATATAAACCTTGATGGGTCGCAGACCAAACTTTTAAAAACCGTTGTGGAGTTCCTTAATCAAGTCAGCACCCCGCTGTATTTTAGTAACAATAGATTCCTATCTAGTGCTGCTAAAGACTTGGCAAATCAACTCAGTGACAAATTTTGCATTGGATAAAAATGCACGAAGATTATGATGATAATGAATATGATGAAGATGATTATGACTATGATCATCCATCCTTAGATCCTTATCATTATTACTTTAAATTTGATGTGTCGGCCGATAGTCCACTGTCAAAATGGTTAACAGATATGTTTAATGATATAGATTGGAATCAAATACCGTCAATACCATTAAATAATGTTCCCGGCTTTCCGTTTGTTTCGTTACCTGTGAATAGTTGGAATCCCGATACTGGCAAGGGTAACTCCTTCCAGTATTTGGGATCCAATTATGCCGGTAGTCCAATATGGAAAAAACAATATTTTGTAATTGACAAAATAAATAATGAGTATAAACTACACCTACAGTCTCACGCTAAACATTTTGTGAGTCAACCGACGCACTATAAGGGATTGTTCGATATTCTGAACTAAGGATATGATTAAATGAAAAAAGAATGGTATATAATAAATGATTTAGAGCAGTTTATTAATTCTGTCAGATCATTAGTTTATGGCGGTTTTGGTAAAACACTAGCAGAATCCAAAGAAGATTTTATGGATATGATGGACAAGATAAACGATCCTGTTTTTGAAAAAGAACTAGATTCCTTTTTATCTTATAATGAATCTTTAGTTCTTATTAAAGAATCTTTACGTCAACAAACAAATAAAAAAAATGGATCAAAAAGATATCTTATAACAGATGAATTATTCTATCATGTTATTGAAACACTAAACGCAAGATTGGTCGCTAATATTTTATCTAGTTTAGTTAAAAAAGGATATCTAGAATCTGCATTTGATACAGAAGAAAACGATTTCATATTTTGGGTAAAAGAAGAACCGCCAAATGAAAACAGTAAAGAAGAACCAAAAACCGATTGATATTGATGCGTATTTCAAATATAGATGTCCTAATCCAGATTGTGGTCAAGAAAAATGGATCAATCTATCAGAAGCAAAAACAAAAAATTTCAAGATAGTTTGTTATTGTGGATTAATAATACGACCAAAACTAATAGAAAATATACAAATAACTTACAAAGAAATAGAAAATAATATACCAGAAATAAATACTGCCGACATAGTAGTGCCATCTATAATACTAGATAAGTGTGTTTATGTTCTTAAAAGTTATGGTTTTACTAATGACGAAGCCAATGAATTGGTTTCATTGTCATACAGAAAAACCAAATCAGATGATTGGAAAATAATTTTGAAACAAGCCTTAGAATCAATTGGAGTTAACAATGAATATCCGACCAACAAATTTTAATGAAATAATTGGACAAGAAGATGTTGTTCGTCGATTAAAAATATCAATTACTGGATGCAAAAATAGTTCCAGTGTTCTGCCTCATGTTTTGATTGATGGGCCTCCGGGTCTTGGCAAAACAACTATTGCAAGTGCTATAGCGAATGAACTAAATGTTAATTTGTATACCGCAAATGCTGCTAATTTAAGAAGCGTCAAAAGTATACTACCCTATTTGATGGGCATAGCACCAAGATCAGTATTCTTTATAGACGAAATTCACAGATTACCAAAATTAGTTGAAGAATTTCTCTATCCTGTTATGGAAGATTTTAAACTTAGCATAGTTTTAGATAATAATGTTGATACTATAGATCTACCAATGTTCACACTTGTCGGTGCAACAACTAGTGGCGGAAGTTTAAGTCAGCCATTTTATGATCGTTTCTCTATAAAAGAACATCTAAATTTTTATAATGAACATGAGTTAGCTAAACTAGCAGGATCGAATTTACAAAAGATGGGATTATCAATAGCAGAATCTGACCTGCTAGAAATAGCAAAAAGAAGTAAAGGAACACCTAGAATATTGAATTCTAGATTACAATGGTATAAAAATTATGTGTCTTGTAACGGTAATACAAGTTCAATAGATGATATTTTTAATGCCCAAGGTATCGACGCCAATGGATTAGATGAGTATGATAGGATGTATATTAATGCACTAAAGAAGTCTAGAGGTAGTCCTTTAGGTCTAAAATCTATATCTTCTATTACAGGAATATCTATTGAAACAATTGAAAATAGTATTGAACCGTTCTTAATGAGACAAGGTTTTGTTTATAGAACTCAAAAGGGTAGAACAATTGGTAAAATATGAATATAACATTCCTTATACCAGTACGCTTAGAAAGTGAAGACAGAATAGAGAATGCTAAAATATGTTTACAATATTTATGTAAATACGCACCATATAATATTATTATTCTAGAAAATGATACTGAATCAAAAATACCAAAAATATTATCAGATATATCTACTAATAATGCTAGTATAAAATACGTATTTCAATACAATAAAAATGAATTATTTCATAAAACAAATTATCTAAATACTATGTTGTCTATGTCAACAACACCAGTTGTAGTCAATTATGATATAGACATATTACTACCAAATAATATATATGAATATGCGTATAATAAAATCATAGAAGGATACGATCTATTTTATCCATATTTTGATGGAGAATCTTTAATAGAAATTAAAAAAGATGCTAAATCTAAAATTCTAGATAATATTAAAGATATTCCTAATACTTCCATATCACTTAAAATAGCGAAATATGGATTATGTCAATTCTTAAATAGAAATTCTTATATGAAATATGGAAAAATGAATGAGAATTTTTATTCATACGGGCCTGAAGATTGGGAGTTAGGATATAGATTTCAAAAATTAGATCTAAAAGTTGGTTGGTCAAAAAATTATATTTTTCATTTGGAACATTCAAGAGGCATTAATAGCGATAAAAATCTAAACCCTATGGCGACACACAACTATAATCTATACGAACAAATCAAACAATATTCAGATATGGAGCTTAAAAAGTATTATGAGATTATTGAATAGTTTATTTGGTGTATTATTATTATTAACATCTAATAATGTGTTTGGAGAAAGTATTTTAGTAGATAGTCTAGAAGATGCTGTGGCTCTTGCAGAATCATCTAAGCAGGATATATTAATAGTTTTTAGTGCTGATTGGTGCAAAAATTGTGAAATCTTAAAAAGGGAATTTTTGCAATCAGATAATGAGTCTTTAAAAGATTGTATAATTTGTATCATAGACTATGATAACAGACCGGATCTTATAAAAGAATACAGAGTAAGAAAAATTCCGGACTCAAGAGTTATGAAAAAAAACATAGAAACATCCCAATATATTGGATATAAAGACAAAATAAAATATGCTGAATGGTTAAAAAATGCAAGACAATAAATTATTTATTATATTAGTATGTATTAATATACTATTTTTATTAATTGGCTATATTCTTGGTAAGATTGCTAACAATAATGGTGTAATTCAAAATAAGCCAAAGTCATTTTTTGACAAAGAATCTATTAGCGATAATCAAAAAATAACTATTGATAACAGTAAGGTCGTTACAGAAATAAAGACAGATAACCTAGAGAAGAAATATGATCAATTAGGAACTACTACACAGTCTACTGAAAATATATCTTCCGCTATTAATAAATTAAAAAATATGAAAGGGTGATTTATGGCAAAAGGTCTTGATGTTGGTACAAGTTATATAGTTTTGTCGAGTGAAAAAAAGAATAATCAGATAGAATATAAAGATTTTAGAGATGCATTCTATATAATCAAACCAACAACGCCAGTAGCAACAAAAATGATAGAAAAAGGTTTGTCTGGCAAAATTTTTATCAAAGACGCTGACGGATCTTTTATTATACTAGGAAAAGACGCTTTAGAAAAAGCAATAGAGAGAAATGATACAGCAAAAAGACCCATGTACAGGGGTGTTGTTTCTGCAAAAGAAAAAGATGCAAAAAAAATATTAGCATTTATTCTTAAAGAAGTAGTCGGCACAGCATCAGAACCAAATGAAAAATTAGTATTTTGCGTACCAGCACAACCAGTAGATCAAGAAGATGATGACTTTGATGTTGGTTATCATGAAGATGTAATAAAAACAGTATTATCAGAATGTGGTTATGACGCACGATCAATCAATGAAGCAGAAGCATTGTGCTATGCTGAATTAGAAGATGAAGATTATACTGGAATTGGAATTAGTTGTGGTGCCGGAATGACTAATGTTTGTGTTATGCTTAATGGCGAACCTACTGTCGTGTTTAGTACAACCAAGTCAGGCGATTGGATTGATCGTATGGCCGCTGTAGCCACGGGAGAACCCGATAGTGTTGTTCAGGCAGAGAAGGAGGGAGGGGAATTTAAAATCGGCGACCACAGCGAAAATCCTGTGCTTGCCGCTGTTTCAGCATATTATGAAAGACTCATAGATTACACGACAAAAAACTTAAGTTTGGCACTTAAAAATCATAAATCTTTACCAAAATTTAAGAATCCACTTAAAATAGTAATTGCTGGAGGTACATCTTTAGCAAATGGTTATATTGAACAATTTATCACTAAATTAGACAATAATAATTTTCCTCTTCAAGTTAAAGAGATAGTTCATGCTGAAGATCCTTTACATGCGGTATCAAAGGGCTGTTTAATAGCTTCTAAGGTTTTATAATCAAAAAATAAAAATATATACAAATTAAATAAGTGTGTAATATAATATGCTAAAATAGTCTTTTCTATAAAGGGGATAGTTATGGTAAAAGCATTAATATTTATTATGATGCTTATATTTCTAGTCCATTCCCCTGCTGGTACAATAGACCCCAGTAACCAAGACTCAAAGTATATAGAGTATGGAGAAAAATTTATACACACATATAAAATATGCGGATCCTACAAAGATAAATCATTGTTCTGTGCATCTGCTACTGCTATTAATAGTCACTGGTTTTTAACAGCCGCCCATATTGTTAAAGACGCAAGAACTTGTCTAATACATACTGATGATAAAGCATACGAAGTTAAAAAAATAATTATTCACAATGATTTTACAGAAGAAAAATTTGGTGAAGCAGATATAGCGTTATGTTACGTTGAAGAAGATTTAGGTTTGGATTTTTATCCAGAATTATACGAATCCGATGATGAGGTTGGTAAAGTGTGTTCAATTGCTGGATATGGTTTAACAGGAACTTTTAATACTGGGATAAAAGTTAGCGACTCCAAAAAAAGAGCGGGATCAAATAAAATAGACTCAGTTATGAATAATTTATTGTTGTGTTCACCATCTAGATCAACAGATAAAGATAGAACTCAACTAGAATTTTTGATAGGTAGTGGTGACAGTGGCGGCGGATTATATATTGATGGCAAATTAGCAGGAATAAATTCTTGTGTTTTAGCAGCAGATAGGAAGCCAGATTCTACATATGGTGATGAGTCAGGACATACAAGAGTATCTAAGTTCATAGGATGGATTAAGGATATTATAAGATAGTATATTACCACCCGCACTGCATAATACATATCCATAAACTAATCCTTTGTCAAACCAGAATTTTTAAACTTGACAGGTCACAAACAGCGAATACTATATGTTTAGAAACTCAGAGAATTGATAATGTCCGATTTTGATAACAAAGACAGAAAAGAAAATAGAAAACAAAAGTTCTTAAACAAGAAGAAACGACCGTTCGATCTTTCTGAAGAACAGCGTTTTTTGTCAAAGTCCAAGAAGGCTTTTAAACAAAAAAGGCAACATATGAAAGATGAAGAACCGTGGGATGATTGGAAAGATAATTATTAATGAAATATTTAGAAGAAATTAAGAACGGAGATTGTTTCATACATGATAATTTTGTCTATCTTTTAACTAGCGACTTTAAAAAAGACGGATCTAAATTATCATATAGATTAGATAATGGCTTTCCTCAATGGTTCAATAATACTGTTATAGTTGAAGATATACAGATTTATAGAATGGATAAACAAAATAATATTATACCAATTAAGGAAACAACCAAAAATGATGCGAATCTTTTATAAACTCAAAAACTTTTTTTATTCCTTATTTTGGCACGTTAGTCGAGGTTTGCCAAAAAGCAGTCAGCAAACTATTGATAGCAGATTCAATATTTGTACTCAATGTGAAAATTTTGATGCAAAAAATAGTCAGTGTTTAATTTGTGGTTGCAATCTAAGTACTAAAAAAATATTCTTGAATAAGTTAGCATGGAGCGATCAGGAGTGTCCTATTGGAAAATGGGGATCTGAAAATGAAAACAATAAATCAAAGCATAGTTAATTTAAAATCAGATAATATCTTTGATGTTTCTGAGTCTTTGGTTTCATTAGGAAATAACGGATGCACAGTTATCATTCCTCATGTATGCAATAATGTTAACGCATTTGGTGCTGGTTTTGCTGGGGCAGTTGCTAAACTCTATCCAATAGTCAAAGAGAATTACCATCTCTTGGGATCTAAATTCCTTAAGAGTAATCTAGGTTATACCCAGTTTGTTACTGTTAAACATAATGATAAATATAATCATAAGTTGATATTTGCAAATATGATTTCCCAAAATGGAACTATTGGTTCAAATAATCGTAGACCACTAAATTACTATGCTCTGTGTAAATCAATGCAAGGAGTCAATAACTTTATAGAAAATAATTTTGATGCCGTGAATAAAGTTCAAATTCATGCACCAAAATTTGGCAGCGGTTTGGCTGGTGGTAATTGGGCTTTTATACAAGAACTGATCAAAGATATTTGGAATAATTATTCAGTCTTTATCTATCATAATAAATGAATTATATGAAAAAAGTTTTATGTTCATTTGGTTTTAGTGAACACCAAAAATTCTTAGAGGTTTCTGTTGCTGGATTTTACAAATACGCACAATTACATAATTATGATGTTTTTTTACCTAATGAGAATTTTTTTTCTGATGAGACTAAGCAACGGCCGTGTTCATGGTGGAAAATAGAATTAATTGAAAAACTTTTTCAAACTTATGATCGGATACTATGGATTGATGCTGATGTTGTGATTTGCAAATATAATCAAGATATTTTTGATGATTTTTCAATTGATAGTCATGTTGGCATGGTGGTACATGAAGTTCCTATTGGTCTAGTACCTAACTGTGGAATATGGTTATTAGACAAAAAATGCTTATCATGGTTTCATAAATTATGGCCATTAAATAATTTACCAAGAAGTGACGGTTGGTGGGAACAGGATGCTATGTTGCATTTACTAGGAATAGATAGCGGATCTAATGATATCAAAATGCCAGACACTTTTGATATTCCATGGACAAAGTTGGATTATCTATGGAATCCTCATGTCCATGATCATCGCGGTATACCTAAAGAAACTAAATTTTTTCATGCAACAATGTTTCAAGACAGATTAGCTATTATGAAACACGTCGCTAATCAAATAGGACTATGAATAAATTTGACTATTTGATTGTTGGTTGTGGATTTTATGGAGCCACTATAGCACAAAGAGCACAAGAACTGGGAAAATCTGTTCTTATTTTAGATAAGAGAAACCATATAGGCGGTAATGCGTATACAGAAAAAATTCATAATATCAATGTTCATAAATATGGAGCACACATATTCCATACATCAAATGATAAAATATGGAATTATGTAAATCGTTTTGGTAAATTTAATAAATATAGACATAAAGTTATAGCAAACTATAATAATAAACTATATTCTTTACCATTTAATATGTGGACATTTAATCAGGTTTGGGGCATTACCGATCCTGAAGAAGTGTTAAGAAAATTGAATAGTCAGCGTTTTTCTGGCACCCCTCGAAATTTAGAAGAACAGGCTATTAGTATGGTTGGTAAAGACATATATGATCTACTAATAAAAGGATATACAGAAAAACAATGGAATAAAAAAGCTAAAGATCTGCCTGCTTCCATTATTAAAAGAATACCATTAAGATTCTCATTTAATGATGATTATTTTGATGATACATATCAAGGGATTCCTATTGATGGATATACATCATTAATCAGTAATATGATAGATGGATGCTCTATTGAGCTTTCTGTAGATTATATTAATAATAGAGATTATTACGATAACCTAGCAAAGACGGTTGTTTATACTGGGCCTATTGACCGGTTTTTCGATTATGAGCACGGACATTTAGAATACAGAAGTCTGTCTTTTGACATGGAAGTAGTAGAAAAAAATAACTTTCAAGGCAATGCTGTTGTTAATTATACCAATGCTAATATACCATATACAAGAATTTTAGAACATAAACATTTTGATATGATAAATGATAATATAAAAACTGTTATTACTAAAGAATATCCGCAAAATCTAAATATAGATAATGAGCCTTATTATCCAGTAAACGATGAAAAAAATACCTTGATCTGTAACTCCTATAAAAAAATGACGCAAAACATAAAAAGTAAATTTATATTTGGTGGTAGATTAGCAGAATACAAATATTACGATATGCATCAAGTTATCGGGTCAGCACTATCAACAGAAATATGATTTTTATGGATATGATTATAGCAAAATATAAAGAGGATATCAGTTGGATCAATAATATAAAAAAAATTTTTAATATTGTTGTCTATGATAAATTTGATAACTCATCTAATAAATTAGAAAATGTTGGTAGAGAAGGTCATACATATCTTAATCATATCATTAATAATTACAACAATCTTGCAGACATAACTGTATTTTGTCAAGCAAATCCTTTTGTACACAAAAACGATTTCATACAATGGTGCAATAACATAGAGTTTTATTTACAAGATATGAATTTTTTACCGTTGTGTAATAAAGCGAAAGAAGGACCGTATGGTAATATTCATTCCACTCATCCTTTGGGCTTGCCAATATATTATTTTTTTGATCTATTATTTGGCATAAAACTGTCAATTGACACACAACTAGATGTTTATTATGGGGCTCAATTCGCGGCTAGAAAAGAAATTATACTAAATAGACCTATCGAGTTTTATATGTTTTTGATAAAATTTTTATCTTTTGAACAAGATCCGATAGAGGGCTATATTATAGAAAGACTGTGGCCTTATATACTGAATACGAACTATAAATTATCAAACAAATATTTACAATTTTTATGAACAATTATCAAGAATATCTAGACAATTTGACCAAAGAATCTTTTGGGTCTTTAGCATCTATAGAAAAAATCATTTTAGATCTTGGTCTTAATAATGAAATTCTGCACGAACAACCACCAGAATATAATGATTTTTATGGTAAAGGTTTTGGCTTTAGAATTTGGCAATACCCTAATCAATTTAGCAAATACCTAAAATGGCTTACATCGTATGCTACTAAAATCAACAGTTACTACGAAATAGGATGTCGATCTGGTGGAACGTTTATATTAACAACAGAATTAATCAGGAAATTCAACACAGGCGAGTCTTTTTTTTCTACGGCCTGTGATCTTTTAGAACCAAATCAGCTTATTTTAGACTATTTATCTAAACACAAATTTGTTAATTATGTCAGAACAGATTCCCACAATAAATCTTTTATAGAATTTATGCAAACTAATAAATATGATTTGATTTTAATTGACGGGGATCATAATTATGATGGAGTAAAACAAGATAGCGAAAATACTCGAAATTCAGCTAATATACAAGTATTTCATGATATTGTTAATGATCATTGTCCAGGAGTAGTAAGATATTGGAAAGAATTAAAGACTGAATTAGTTGATACGCATAATTTTTATGAATTCACTGATCAATATAATAGTGTGAATGGTAGTTTTTTGGGTATCGGTTGTGTTGTTAAAAAAGAATTTGATATTTGATGAATAACAGACTTAATAATCAAAGAGTATATTTGGCTGGTGCTATGGATCGTGTTGCAGATCGTGGTGTTGGCTGGCGAGATAGTATAACTCCGTTTCTGTCAAGCCTAGGAATAATTGTATTTAATCCAATAAGCAAGCCAACAGATATCGGATTAGAAGATCACGATACTCATCAAATCAAAACTAAACTCAAACAAATGAGCAGATATGATGAATTAACAGCAATGATGAAAACTATTCGTGCCGTAGATTTACGATTAGTTGATATTAGTGATTTTCTAGTAGTTAATCTAGATTTAGATATCCATCCATGCGGCACATATGAAGAAATTTTTTGGGCCAATCGTCAAAAAAAACCTATAATAGTTCATATGGTACAAGGTAAAAACAAAACGCCCGATTGGCTGTTTGGTACAATACCTCATCAAATGATTTTTTCTAATTGGGATGAAATCAAATCTTATTTAGAACATATACATACTTCAGAAAATATAGACACTCATAAAAGATGGTACTTTTTCAATGCAAAAAATAATTAATGAAACTAAACTAGATTTTGATGATGTTTTGATTAGACCGAAAAGATCTTTTCTGACAAGCAGAAAACAAGTTTCTTTAGTTAGGGATTTTCATTTTATTCATTCGCCAAGACAGTTAAGTTGCACACCTATTATGGTCGCTAATATGGATACTGTTGGTACTTTTGAAATGGCAAAAACTGTTAGCAAACACAAGAGCATAGTATGCCTACACAAGCATTACTCTGTTGAATCTTTAGTTGACTTTTATATACAATACTCAGATCTTAGAGACTATGTTTTTTATTCTACAGGAACATCATTAAAAGATAACGAAAAAATATTAGAAGTATTCAATCGGTTAAAAACTCATAATATATTAATGCCTAATATTTGTCTTGATGTTGCTAATGGGTACACAGAACAATTTGTTAAAACAGCAGCACATCTACGCAAATCTTTTCCGGAAGTTATTATCATGGCCGGAAATGTTGTTACTCCAGAAATGGTTGAAGAACTTATACTTCATGGCAAAGTTGATATAGTCAAGGTTGGTATAGGGTCAGGTAGTGTTTGTACCACGCGTTTAAAAACTGGTGTAGGATACCCACAACTGAGTGCTGTTATGGAGTGTGCGGACGCTGCTCATGGTCTTGGTGGACATATTTGTTCTGATGGAGGCTGCAAAGTAGTTGGAGATATTTGTAAGGCTTTTGGTGGCAATAGTGATTTTGTAATGTTGGGTAGTATGTTTGCAGGAAGTGATGAGTGCGAAGGAGAATGGGAGTATGAGTATTATATTGAGGCAGGATCCTCTGCTCAGGGATTTTGGCAAACACTAAATCCAGGATATTCTACTCCTAACAAAAAAATATCTTTAAAATATTATGGCATGAGTAGTAAAAACGCTATGGATAAACATCATAATGGAGTAGCTAATTATCGAACAGCAGAAGGCAAATGCGTTACTGTTCCATATAAAGGACCAGCACAAGAAATACTATACGATATCTATGGTGGTCTTAGAAGTGCCTGTACATATATCGGCGCAGACAAAATTAAAGATTTTGGCAAAAAAACAACATTTATACAAGTAAACAATACCCATAATAGGATCTACGAATAATGAATAAATTAAATCTAATGTGTCCAATTGGATCAACAGGCTATGGCATAACATCATATAATATATATAAACAATTAAGAGATAAACTTGAGATTTGTTTATTTCCTATAGGAAATCCTTCTATAGATTTTGAAACAGATAAACAAAATATAGTAGAAGATATACAGAAACAATTAATCTATGATAATCAAACTACATTTTTAAAAATATGGCACCAATATGATTTAGCAACAAGAATAGGTAATGGTAAGTATGCGGCATTAACTTTTTTTGAAGTTGATAAATTAAAACCAATAGAAATTAGTATGATAAATAATACTGATATAATATTTGTTGCGTCTAACTGGGCCAAACAGATTTTATTGAATAATAATATTACAACAAAAATATGCGTATCTCCACTAGCGGCGGATCAAGAAATATTTAATACTTCTGTTGCTCATGAACGACCAAAAGAATCCTCAGACAAATATATATTTCTAAATATGGGCAAATGGGAATTAAGAAAAGGTCATGATGTTTTATTAGAAGCATTTAATTTGGCATTTGAAGAAAAAGATAATGTGGAATTATGGATGCTATCATATAATCCATTTTTAAGTCCAGAAGATAATTTAAAATGGGTAAAATTATATCAAAATTCTAAACTTGGCAATAAAATAAAAATACTACCAAGATTACCAACACATAAGGATGTGGCCAATATTATATCAATGTCCGATTGTGGAATTTTTCCAGCAAGGGCAGAAGGATGGAATAATGAAGCGGTAGAAATGATGGCTATGAATAAGCCAATAATTTTAACCAACTATTCTGCACATACAGAATATGCTAATACTAATAATTCATATCTTATCGATATAGACCGATTAGTACCCGCAAAAGATAATTTATTTTTTGATGGTTTTGGTAATTGGGCCGATTTATCTTTCAATGAGATCGAACAAATGGTAGAACATATGAGATATGTGTATAAGAACAGTGTAAATACTAATCCTGTAGGGTTAGAAACGGCCAAAAATTTAACTTGGTCAAATACCGCAAATATTCTCTATAATCATTTATACGGATAATTATAATGCCAATACCATCAAGAAAAGAAAACGAGGACAATAATAAGTTTGTTGCTCGCTGCATGGGCAACGAAACAATGAAAAAGGAATATCCTGACTCCAAACAAAGAGTTGCTATTTGCTTGGGACAAACAAAAAAAAGCAAAGGAGGAATATTTCAACAAACCTTTGATATATTGAATTATTATTTTGGTATGGGTTATTGTGATTCTTGCGTTGGATACGAAGAAGAACTTACAATGGATAATCTTGTAATTCCAAATGACGATGATTACATGGAGTGTGACGAAGAAACAGAAGAATACGCACTAGATTGTTTAGCATCTTATAAATATAAAGATCCAAGAACTGGTGAAATTTTTTATTATGATATGAGAAGTAATTATACTAAAGACGGTAAAACTTTAGTATATGTAGGTAAAGCAGAAGAATATCAGGGTCGTAAAGTTACTCTCAATAAACCTTTTAGAACACCAAATGGTCCTAAAAAATCTAGTGTCTATGTTAAAAATGATAAAGGTAACGTTGTAAAAGTAAATTTTGGTGATCCTAATATGAAAATCAAAAAGAACATTCCGGGACGCCGAAAGAACTTTAGAGCAAGACACAATTGTGATAATCCTGGTCCCAAATGGAAAGCACGATATTGGTCTTGCAAAGCATGGTAACAATATAAGAAAGGCTACACAATGAACGAACGATTTAAAGACATACTCAATTCCGTTAATCAAAGTCTAAAAACAAAATCTGAAGATGGTGATTTTACCAAAGTTGAAGAAATGGAAGAAGAAAGTCCAGAAATGGAACTTATGGAATATAAGAAAGATTTTTATGATATGAATATAGGATCATTAAATGCTATTATGCAACACGCCAAGAGTATACTGAGTAGTCTAGACAATCCAACGGTCAGCGAAAATTTGACAGCAGCCCACCTACAGGGTATGATCGCTGTTGTTGAGGATCAAATGAGAAGCATTCACGATTTTGTCATGTACGTCGCAGAATCTGCCGATACTTCTGAAGGTGGATCAAAACCCGGTTTATGGGAAAATATAAGAAAGAAAAAAGAACGAATGGGTAAAAAATACAAACCCGCAAAGCCTGGGGATAAAGATAGACCAGATCCTGATCAGTGGAAGAAATTAACAAAATAATAATTATTATCTAAATAATAATTAGGACCTATTCTATTAAAGGACAATAAATGATTATACCAGCTATTGGTAAACAAAAGATACTATATAAAGACCATAATGATATTAAGTTTGAATCTTTAGATTTTTATGTTAATTTAGCTCAAAAAATTATAGCAAAATTAGCTCCTACATTTTTTATTGGTTTATCTAAAGAAATGTTAACCAATGAAGATGCAATATCTTTTGTTGCAAATGCTATTATGATGGGGGATTGGAGATGGAAACAGAATGATAGTGACAATACTAAACAATATAAAAATCTGTATTCGTATAGAAATCAATGTGCTATTTGGGCAATTCAAACATATATAACCAAAAAGTATAAACACAGTAAAAACAATAAATGTTATACTATGTCTCTACTGTCAAATAAAAATGAAGATTTAGAAATTATTAACTTAATTGAAGATACAAACCAGACAGAGCCTATTGAAATTTTGATTGATTCAGAAAATAAAAATATAGCATCTAAATTAATAGATGACTTATTTTCTTCCGATATTTTATCTGAAAAACAAAAACAACATTTAAGAATGTATTATTTAGAAAATCAAACACTTGAAAATATTGGCAAACAATTTAATGTAACTAGAGAGGCTATTAGACAAAGCATCAAATCGGCCATAGAAAAAATCAGAAAGTTATCATGAATGTTTTTGTAGTTTATTGTGTTGTTACGGCTGATGAAAAAGAAAAACAAAGCTATATTTTATCATTAGATAAAGAAAAAATTATATTTCCAATATATAAACTGGAAAGCCCAAGATATATCTTGAATGAGATTAGATATAATGTCAAATCCATTTTTGATTCTAAAGTAATAAAATTTATAGAGCAAGTAATAGTCTCTGGTCTTGATATTAAAAATGAATTATTGATTGATTATATTAAAGAAATTGATACTCATCAAATTTATGATTTAGACCACGATTTATTTTTATTATGCGGTATAGTTATACAAAAGCTGGATATAGTTGATCCCAATTTTAATTGGTTAAAATTTAAATATTCAATTCAAGATAAAGTTAGCCAGCCAGTATACGGTATAATAGACTCTATTCTACAAAATAGTCTATGATCAATCTGATTAAAAAATTTTTTGCTAGATATGACAAGGACGATAATATATGTAATATTTTGATCTCTTTGAAATCAGATAAACAAATAGATCTAATAGTTAATATCAATGAAGATAAAATTAATAATGTGATCGGAACTGCTCAAGAAGACTGTGCAGAATTTTTGCATATAATTAATAGTGGTAAATTAAAAAATCAAATAATATCAATTATCTTAGATAAGATCAATTATAAAAATAAAACCGCAATTGAAAATATACTATTATTATTAATTATGTTAGAGCAAAAAATAGTATCTAATGATGAGCAAAAAGACCAAGCATTTATATTGCCATCTAAAGTTTTTACTAGGTATATTAATGGTAATCAACAATAAATTTGAACCAAAAATTATATGGGAAAAATGGATTGATCCTCTTGGTTTTGATAATGATGAAATAAATGAAGAGGACCAATATTCAGACTCATATGATGATCAAATTAATAATAAATATAAACCAGAACAGAAAATCAAAATGATTATTACGCCATTTGGGGCAATTTCCTACAACGAACAAACCGCTTCTGGTAAAATTTTTAATTTCTGGAATGGTCATACAAATTTTAGCATAACTAAAAAAATTTCAGACGCAATTGAATCAACTGATGGCATAGAGACATTAGATGTTTTTACAAAATATCGTTTTAGAATTAGTGTCGGAAAAGCTTTCAATGATTCTGAAGTTATGAGAGATGTAAATAATAATGTTTACCAAATACTAGAGTACTAAATGTCAAATTCAACCAATAAAGAGCAAGATAACGATCTAAATCTCATCCACTCTTATAATATAGATGTTAAAAATAGAGAACTATATTTACATTCATATTTATCTGATGATGAAGAAACCGGCGTAGATTATAGATCTGCTGTAATTTTTGAAAAAAATCTGAGATATTTGAATACATTATCTCTAGAACCAATATTAGTACATATGCATTTACCCGGTGGAGATTGGCAAGATTGTCTAGGTATATATGATTCAATTAAAGCCAGTAAAAGCAAAGTAATAATTATTGCAGCGGCAAAAGTTGAATCCAGCAGCAGCGTATTATTACAAGCTGCTGATCTTAGAATACTGATGCCAAATACAAATTTTTTAATACATTATGGTTCTTTAAGTATTGATAATGAACACAAAGCAGCTTTAAGTATGGTGCAATGGAGCGATAAAGAGAGCGAAAAGATGATAGATATATTTACAGAAAAGTGTATGAATAGTAGTATATCTAAAGAAAAAAATTGGAAACGCATGATGGCCAGAAAACATATTGTTAGTCAATTGGCAACCAAAAGAGATTGGATATTAACTGCTGAAGAAGCTGTAAGGTATGGTTTTGCCGATGGTATATTTGGTACAAAAAAATATCCTAGTATAGATTCTATTAAAAATATTATCAAAAAAACATGAAATATATAGAATACGCATCGTATAGTACTGATACAGATGAAAATGAAATAAAACTAAATATAGAAAAAATCAAAGATCTTACTCATATTAGTTATATATCAATACCATATTTTTATACTAAACTCTGTAGAAATATACTTAAAGATACAAATATCAAAGTATCCAATGCTATCGACTATCCTTTAGGTATTTCTGACACTAAAAGCAGAAGCTCCGCAGTACTTAATGCTATCAATAATGGTGCTCAAAAAATAGAATTAGTATTTCCCAATAATTTATTAGCTAATAGAAAATACGATAAAATCAAAACAGATATTAAGCTAAATAAACAAATCTGTGATGATAATAATGTAGAATTATTTTTTTATTTAGAATACAGAACATTCACACATCAATCTCTTATCAAAGCCTGTAATATTCTGAAAGAACACAATATTAATTATGTATATCCATCCACAGGATATATGTTAGATAATATTGACGATAATATTATAGCCACTATTCTACTTAATCAAAAAAGTAATATTACAACTATATTTTCTGGAAATATATGGAATAAAGACCATTTCGAAAAATTAAAAAAAAATAATATTTCTTGTGTACGAATTAGTACTTTAAATATTATACCAGATTTAATTGGCTATTTTTATGAAAAATAAAATAATTTAGCTAAATTCCAAAAATGTGTATTAAGATCTGTAATACCTTATAAGGAGCAAATATATAATGGCAACTCAACAAGTAAATGGTAGTGCTGTAACAGCATCTTCAACAGATAATAATGGCGGATCAGTACTCAAGGGTGGTTCAACCTCTGTTCTTAACAGTGTTGATTTAGGCTACTCTAATGTTGGCGTTTTTGGTTCATCAGTAGTCGATAATAATGACGCTGATAAAGCCTTAAGTGCCGGTACATTTTCTTACAGTAATCAAAAACCAGTAGCAAAAAGAGTTACAAAAACTTTATCTGGTGTGAGTAATACATATTTATTAAGCGGTGCCGCAGTTCCTGGTAATATTCGTAGTATTCATAGTATTCAATCTGTAAGAACACGCAGATTAACTACAGCTATTCGTGCTGGTGAATGGAATATTTACACAGGCACATTTGGTACGAATCCTGTTGTTGCTGTTGATACTTTCGCTACTGATGATGCTGCTAATCCAAGTAGAGCATATCCTGGTGAACTACAGTACAAAACCGGAGCACCAGTTCCTGTTCAAGATGATTACAAGGCAAAAACAAACTAAGTTAAATAACTTACGACACTTACATCATAATAAGCCAATGATACCATGTGTGTCGTTGGCTTATTTAATTAAAGGGTAATATATGAATGAAACAATAATTCATTTTTGGGAAAATATCGCTACAACAAGTATAGGCATTATAATAACAATGCTTGGTTTTTGGTTTACTATTGGTAAAAATATGGTCACTAAAGCAGAAGTGACTGAGATTATTAAAAATGATAGTCCATATCTTCAAGATCGTCAATTTATTATGGAACGATTAGCGACTAATAAAGAAACTCAGGCAGCTTTTGCTAATGCTTTACAGCGTAATACTGAAGTAATGAATGAATTGAAGGTGCAAATAGCAACACTTGGTAAAACACTAGAAGCCCTAGAAGATAGAATAGAAAGAAATTAAATGGCAGCAACTCAATATAATTTTAACATTGAACAAGGGTCTTCGTTCAGGTTAAGTCTAACATATAAAGATAGCGATGGTAATATAATAGACTTAACCAATTATTGTGCTAGACTAACCATGAAAATAGGTAGCGATGAATATAAAGTATTTAGTAGTTTAGAAACTAATTTTGATGAATATAAATTTACTATTGACGGCCCTCAAGGAACTATTAATCTATTAATTCCCGCAGAAGCCACCAATGACTACAACTTTAATTCTGCTAAATATGATCTAGAATTACAAAGTCCACAGGATCTATATGTTGGTGGAGGTAAATATA